GGTATGTTGGAAAAGACCCGTCTCGCTCTGTTATTTTTGCAACATATAACCAATACCTTGCAAACGACTTTGGCCGCGATGTTCGCAACATCATGCAAGACCCTCTTTATCAGCAGGTCTTCCCAGACGTCACATTGAAGACAGGTGCAGCATCTGTTGACCGTCTTGAGATTGAAGGTGGTGGCAAATTATTTTTTGTAGGCGTCGGGGGCGCTATCACAGGCCGAGGTGCGACGTTATTGGTCGGTGATGATTTTTTGAAAGGCCGTGCTGAAGCTGACAGTCCAACAATGCGCGAGCGATTGTGGAAGTGGTGGAACGAGAATCTAAAAACGCGCCTTCTTTCACATGATGGACGCATAGTTTTGGTCTCCACAAGATGGCATGAAGATGACGTCATGGGGAGGCTAACTGACCCTCTCAACTCTTATTATTCTGCAGCTGAAGCCAAGAAGTGGCGGCGCATCAGTTTGCCAGCATTAGCTAAAGAAAAGGACGTTTTAGGTCGTAAAGAAGGTGAGGCGCTCTGGCCTGAGAGATTTCCGGCAAGTTATCTGCACGAATTAAGAGAAGCAGACAGTCGCGGCTTCCAGGCGCTCTATCAAGGAAGCCCGACGCCAGAGAAGGGCAATTTCTTCGATGGGGACAGACTCAGAGTTTATTCTCGCCCTGCTGACCGTCCTCCTAATGACCAGCTTCGTTTTTATATTGCTTCTGACCATGCCGTGTCAGTGAAGCAGGACAGAGATAAATCTTGCCTCATCCCTGTCGGCGTTGATGAGCATGATAATATTTGGGTTATGGATGACATGGTTTGGGGTCGTTTCCCGACAGATGTCATCGTTGAGAAGATGATTGACCTGATGGCCAAGTATAAGCCTCTTTATTGGTGGGCTGAGCGCGGCCATATTTCTAAGTCGATTGGACCATTCTTGCGCAAGCGTATGCTTGAGCGCGGCACATTCTGCACAGTTGATGAGATTGTCCCTGTGATGGACAAGATGAGCAGAGCGCAGTCGATGCAGGCGCGAGTTGCAATGGGGAAAGTGTATTTCCCCTCTTATGCTCCTTGGTATCAAGAAGCACGCGACCAATTGTTGAAATTCCCATACGCTGCGCATGACGACATGGTCGACGCAATGAGTTATATAGGCTTAGGCTTAGCAAAGCAGGTGCGTGCGAGACCTATCAGAGCTGCTGATAAAGGTCCGAAAGAATACACGCTCGGCTGGATTAAGAAACAAACGCGAGATGCTGAGAAGGCTCAGCAGTCACGCTCAGGAGGTTGGTGATGGTTGGAGACCCTGGGATGATGGTTGAGGGTCCAATGGACGGCATCGACCCAATTACGCTTGATGCTGAAGGACCTGTCCCAGAGGGTGAGAAGATTGTCGAGCGCGACATGCCAGAGCCGACTGAGCAGCGCAAAGCGCTTGTCGAGTCTTTGACCAAGATGGTGAAAGAAGCAAAGGCGCATTGGGACAAGACTTTCAAGGATATGGAGAAAGACCAGAAGTTTTGTGCTGGCGACCAATGGCCGTCAGAGACAAAAGCACTGGCGTTCAATGATGATTTTGATGACCGTTATGTCGCTAACATCACGCTGAGGCATGTGCAGCAGAAAGTCGCTGCGCTTTATGCCAAGAACCCTAAAGCTGTTTGTCGCCGTCGTCAGAAGCTGTTGAGCACCACATGGGATGGCTCGATGCAGACGCTGCAAAAAGCTCAAGAGACGATGCAGCAACAGCAGATGGCGCAACAAGCCATGATGGCGATGGGCGCGTCATTAATGACAGGAGCTCCTCCTCCTGGTATGCCTGGCATGGGACCACAAGACCCATCACAGCCACCACAACCGATGCCAATGCCGCCAATGCCTCCTGACCCTGTTGCGGTCCAAGAGGCGCAAGCTGTTATTGAAGATGCGAAGCTCGTTAAGCAGCAGATTGACCAGGCGAATAAAATCGCTCGCACGCTTGAGCTTCTTTACGAATACGAAGTCTCAGAACAGCAGCAGCCATTTAAGTCGATGATGAAGATGGTCATAAGGCGCGCTGCGACTTCTGGCGTCGGCTGGGTGAAGCTCGGCTTTCAGCGCGTCATGGGTAAAAACCCAGATTACGACAGCAGGATTGCTGATGTTCAGCAGCGGTTGTCGACTTTGGAGCGCATCAGTGCTGACATAGCTGACGGCGAGGCAGATGTTGACTCGGCTGAGGCAGAGCAGCTGCAGCTTCTTTTGGCTGATATGCAAAGCGATACTGACATTGTCGTGAGAGAAGGTCTCATCTTCTCATATCCTAAGCCTACAGCGATTATCCCTGACCCTCGCTGCGTGCAGTTGCGTGACTTCTTAGGCTGCGATTGGGCAGCTGAAGAGTTCATGCTGACGCCGAATGAAATTCAAGAGACCTATGGCGTTGATGTCGGCAGAGACTTCACAGCCTATAATCGTCTCGATACTGGCACAGACTATGAGCGCGCACGCGCTGTCTGGTCGACAGGTAATTTCCAAGATGACGCGCATATCTCCGACGGGGATAGTGAGAGTGCGCTTGTCTGGGAGGTCTATAATCGCAAAGACGGTCTCGTTTATACAATCTGTGATGGCTATAAGGACTTCCTGCGCCGTCCTGCACAGCCAGAGTTTTACACTGACCGCTTCTGGCCTTGGTTCCTCGTTGCTTTCAACGAGACCGACGGCAAGGTTTATCCTCCCTCAGATGTTCGTTTGATGAAGCCCATGCAGCTTGAGCTTAACCGTTCGAGACAAGGCATGCGCGAGCATCGCTTCGCTAACCGTCCTAAGATGGTTTATGCCGAAGGATTGCTGAGCGAGGATGACCTCGATGCGCTCAAGAACCATCCAATTAATGCCCTTATTTCTGTCTCTGGCTTACAGCCTGGGACGGACATCAAGACTGTTGTGCAGCCTCTGAGCGGCGCTCCTCTTGACCCTAATCTCTATGAAGTAAACCCAATCTTCCAAGATATGATGCGAGCAGTTGGCGACCAGGAAGCAAATCTTGGCGGCACATCGGGTCAGACAGCGACAGAGACCAATATTGCGCAATCTTCACGCGCATCGGCTCTTGGTTCTGCAGTGGATGATATTGATGAGACGCTGACAGGTATTGCACGCGCTGCAGGTCAAATTCTCTTGCTCAATGTTAGCGAGGAGACAGTCAAGTCGATTGTTGGTCCTGGCGCGATGTGGCCAACACTGACGAAAGCAGAAGTGTCGAAAGAGCTGATGCTTGAGATTGAGGCTGGTTCTTCTGGTCGTCCTAACCAAGCGCAAGAGCTGCAGAACTATGAGCGCCTTGCACCTATCCTGATGCAAATTCCTGGCATTAATCCTGTTGTGTTGGCGAAGGAAGCGATTAAACGCCTTGATGACCGCATTGATGTTGAGGCTGCAGTGTCTGAAGGCATGCCATCAATTCAATCGTTGAATGGTGGCGGTGGTGGAATGCCGCAAATGGGAGCTCCTGGTCCTGCAGGCCCTCCACAAGCACAAGGACCACAAGGCGCAAACAATGCGCCAAAGCCTCCTCCACCAAGTCCTTCTTCCCCATCTCCTAAGCCAAATGGAGCGCCCCAAGGTTTGATGGGGACTTAAGTTGTGGTATTGAAAGTTGTTTTTAATGTCTAACGAAGGAGCCTAAGAGTGCAAGGCGACGACACATTTCAAGAAAGTTCTGCCCCCGTTGAGTCATCGACTCCAGCGGTAGAACCTTCTGTTACTCCAGCAACGGAGTCGCAATCCTCTGAGACGGTAGTTTCAGAGTCTGGTGAGCAATCCAAGGAGAGTCTCCTCGACGCTGTGCAGAAGGTGGTGGCAACCACTGAAGAGCCTACAGTCGAAGGAGAGAGGGCCAAGGAAGAGGCATCAAAAGAACTAAAGCCAGAAGAAGGGGAAAAGGAAGAAGACGACGAGTCAAATACAGAGACTGAGGCTTCTGCTGAAGAGGTGCCTGAAAGTGTGCCTGCTCCAGTTAAGAAGAAAATCAGAAAACTGCAGAAAGAAGCTCTCAAATACAAACATGAAATTGAGAACTTAAAGCCCTCTGCAGAAATTGGTCAGCAACTGCAGAATTATGCGTCATCAAATAACCTTTCGTCAGAGGATGTTGTTTTCGCTCTCGACCTTGCCGCAATGGTGGCTCGAAACGATTACGACAGCTTCTACAAGGTGATTTCGCCTCTAATTCGGCACGCTCAAGAAGTCACTGGCGTTGTATTGCCGCAAGACCTGCAAGGCATGGTCGAACAGCAGCAAATGACGCCTCAAGCGGCTCAAGAGTTTGCTCGCACCAGGTTTGAGCGCGCTCAATACGAAAACCAAGCCAGACAGATGCAGCAGGTCCAACAGACCCAGCAAGTCAGTCAGGTGAAGGATAATGTGCAGCGCTCAGTCTCAGCATTTGAACAGCGTCTCGCCGCGCAAGACCCCGACTATAAGGCAAAAGCTGACGCTGTCAGGCGTGCAGCGCAAGCAATGCTCTTTGAGCGTGGTGGTAGGATTAACAATCAGCAGGAAGCGCTGCAAATCGTGCAGGCGGCTTATAATGAAGTTAATGCTCAATTCCGTCGCATCAAGCAGCCTGTTCGCGCAACTGCACCGACTCCTGGGGCGTCTAATCCGCAAACCCCTCCAGCGCGCACACAACCTAAGAGCCTAATGGAAGCAGTGCTCTCAGGTTTAGAGAAATCAAAACGTGCTGGTTAGTCGTCTTTGACGGCTTACTGACAGGACTAACACAATGGCTTTTACAGCTGGTGAAATTGCCAACATCGCTAATGCGGCGTTGGATTACTATCTCAACAAGGGTGACACCTTTAAGCAGTCAATTCAGAAGCGTCCTTTCTGGGATGCTCTAGAGTCAAAGGCAAAGACCTTCCCAGGCGGCAAAGGCAACATCAGCCTTGCAGTTGAAGGTGACTTTGGCGCTGGCGGCACGAACGACAGCATCAAGGGTTATACCCATGATGATAAGGTG